TTGATATAAAGTTTCGCTTGTATTCATCATTAAGATGAGCAAGCTCGGATTTGAAGATATAACCTAATGATTCTACCCTCTTCCTCCAATTCGTGTATCTGGCTTCTCCTTCACTGTCGAGTAAATCTCGAACCCAGATGTTTTTATTTATTAAAAGATTACTCAAAATTAGACCTTGTGGGTCCTCTTTTTTCGATAATTTTGCGAACGAATATGCATCGTTTCGCGACATAAAGGTATCAAAGTTTGCTCGTACCTTTCCATTATATTTGAAGTAATCGTAATTGTCCGTTGTAAAATGTTTCTTTAATGCCAGAAATTTTACGTATGTATTAAACGAATCATCACTTACTAAAGTCTGTGATATCTTGTTCATCTTCTTTTTTCACCATTCTCAAGTCAACTGCTTCAGTCCGTATCTTTTCTTTCAGTACAGAACTCTTCTTTACGATTTGTGCAATCGTTTCAATTTCAATACCATTCTTATCAGCGAAGTGGCATAGAGCATCGATGTACGGTACTCCTTTTGAAATATGATGAGATATTTCGTGGTGTATTTTATCTGGTGTTAGAGCGACAACGGACATATCAGTGTTTTCCTTAGAATCTTTTTTTGTCATGTATACCTTGTATTATATACTAGTTAACGTGATATGTCAATAGTTATTTTTTGTTTAGTGTAAATAAATCCGTTCAACTCTTATTATTGAATTGAACAGATCTATTATAACAATTTTTCAGTCAGATGTCAATCTATTTATTGAATTAATTAGATGACGCCATGATGATAAAGAACGGTAGGACGATAGGGAATGTTATTAGAGACAGGGCTTGTGTAATTTCGCAGAACTTACAGACTTTCTCATTATTTTTCAATTTTTCGATTTCAGCTCTCAGTGCCAAAGTGGTCATTTCTCTCCTTCTAGGAATTATTCGTAAGGTTAATAGTCATGTTACCAATGGTAACGCGATTATATATACAAACTTGAAGGGAAAATAAGAATAAATATCCATTATATTTAGTTATCTAATATATTACATTTCGTTATATGCTAGATCTCTTCAAATAAGACATTCTCTACATACTGATTCTTACGTTCTTCTGAAATTCCCATTGCCAAAATTGAACTATGAAGCATTCGGTTGAGCTTTTGTTTTGCACAATACTTGTTCTGTCGTTCGAGAGTATTAATCCATCTAGTTTTGTATTGAGGATTGCCCATCTCCATTGTGTAGAACCTTGAGAGTTCTAAAGCCATGTTAATTAACTGTTCGGTTTCTTCTCCATCGCGAATTGCACCAGCACCTACAATGTTTTCCGAAAAGATCTCTAACGCCCAATCAGGCATTACTCTTTCTTTCTTCCATTCTAGATTTTCAGTTGCTGTTCTGAACTTAATCATATAAGGATGAGTGTCGGGTTTTTGTAGTTCATCAATTGGAGAGTAGTCGCAAAAGCAACCGCTGATCTTTTTTGGATTCGCAACAATATCTAAACCAAAGATAGGTATATCAACTCCTTCACGCGGAAAGATATTGATATGCATTAACCATAACTTGTTCTTACCTACAGGTTCAATTGTCTTAAGATGGGCTTTACGAATTTCCTTACTATGCCAGAAGTAATCCTTCCATCCATTTAGATCAGCAACGTGTTTCTTATTCTCAACGCGTTCCATCGTTGAATCGAAATCGTTAATTAATGTTGAAGCAAGTTTTCTTAATTGGTCAAAGAGTGGCGAATCAACTATCATCTTCGTCCCACGCATCCATTGTTCTTGCTCTTGCATAATCTTCAGGTTCGTAGTTCTCAGCGTTGTTTCTATAATTTTCCATGAGTTCATGAAATAATCTTTCTGCGTACTCAAAGCAAATCATTGCTTCGTCAGCCATTCCGTCGTGTAATAGTTCTCTTACGCTTTTAATAAGTTCGGCTCTATTCTCGAATTCATACATAAGACCCGACCCAGGTACGTTTCTTTTGATGATTTGTCCGCCATGAGCATCTCCAAAATGACGCACATATAGATGAGCAAGAAGACCTTCATTATTACCCTCCTCGAGTAAAGTTAGTATATGTTTATTATATTCTAATGTTGACTCGAAGTTATCTTCAATTTCTTCAAGATCAAACGTGTTTTCTAATTCTTGTAAGTCTTCTTCAATTGATGTTGACCTAAATATAGGTTCTAATTCCATAGGCACTTCAACTGCTGATTCTAAAACCATATAGTTTTGTAATTGTGCGTGTAAATATTCTTGGTATAGTTTTGGGCTGATATTGCCCGATAGTAGCATTTCTGCGAATTCTGTTCTTTCTGCGTTATCGTGGTGTTGGCGAGTTAATTCTTTTAGATTGTTTGACATAGTATACCTCTCAGTTTAATTCATATTGTATATGAAACTATTTATAAATAATTGTTGAACTTAATTGTATATATCTCAATAGGAGACCACATGAAACAGAAAGTACAATTTTGTGATGTAAAAGGTGAGGCGATTAAATTCGCTGAAATGGCAAAGATTGCCTACGAAGATGGCAAAACAGCAAAGCCTATCTTCAAAAAATTAGGTTATACCGGTCATAAGTTTATTGACCATGACGGTGCACAAGCTCATTGTGTATGGAACAAAGAAGAGTTTGTTCTATGCTGCCGTGGTACAGAACCTACCGAACTCAATGATCTTAAAGCAGATCTCAACATTTGGCCTGATAAAGCTCAGGTTGGTGGTTGGGTACATAATGGATTCCAAAACGAAATAGATGATATCTGGGATGATGTTCTGAAAGTACTTTCAAAGCATGCTACAAAACATATTTCTATATGCGGTCATTCATTAGGTGGAGCAATGGCAACAATTGCTGCTTCAAGATTACTTAAACGCAAACCCGTTCTATATACATTTGGATCACCAAGAGTTGGTAATGCTGCATTCGTAAAGGAGTGTGCTGATCTTGAACATTATCGTTTTGTAAATAACAATGACCTCGTAACTGTTATACCACCTTGGTTTATGGGTTATCGACATCACGGTCAAGTTATGTATTTTAACTATAATGGGATTATCAAAAACCTTGCTTGGTGGAGAAAGTTAAAAGATAAACTACGAGGAATTGCTACTTCGTGGATTCAATTAAAGCCTTTTGACGGCCTTTCTGACCACTCAATGGATAACTATACAAAATATACAAAGGATAACTAATGGAACTTTTAGAGAGACTAACGGACGATACTCTATGGATCTACACAGCAATTTTAGGTTCAATCGCCGGTGCAGGATTCTTGTTTTGGTTTAAAGATACAAGGATGGCTCTATGGGCTGTTGGTAAATTTGATTCTTTCTTGGAATACTTAGCGGTAAGATGGGGATGGACTTGGTTACAAACTGATCCTGACGCATGGAGAAAAAAGTATCCACGTATCACAGGAAAGATTGACGAACTAGAAACCAGAATTAAATTCATGGAATCAATTGCTCATAAACCTATTGAACCAGGTGGAGCATCAGAGTTGAAAAATTTAATTGACGATATCAATATAAGATTGGATAAAATTGAGAAGAAGCGCAAAAAGTAATGGAGCTCACAGATGCAGCACTATCTAAAGCGATTGAAAGAACGGCAGGATCGTCGTCTAGCGATATTAGGATTGGCATTATTCCTAGCGGCTGCGCTGGCTGGGAGTACGTTATTGATTATGCTGACGAAATTAATAGCGATGATACTATAACAGATTACGGAAAGTTTAAAATAGTAATTGATGAAAAATCATTACCGTTTTTAAATGGCTCAATATTAGATTGGGCTAAAATCGGACTGAACGAAAGTTTTAAGATTATTAATCCACAGGAGGAATCTTCTTGTGGGTGTGGTGTTTCTGTTCAATTCAAAACATAGAGGAGAAAGATATGGATTGGTTAAAAGCTAGACTTAAAGAAAGAACTTCACTAGATGGAGCTGTTGCTATTGGTGGCGGTATTGTAATGATACTAATTCCAACAAGCTTAATAGGTTGGGGTCTTATTGCGTATGGTGCATGGACTATATGGAAGAAGGAAGACTAATGTATGTCAAAGGATTTGCGAGGAAATTCTCGTAAGCCTATTCAAGCCGGCCAAGACTGGAGCGATCCTATGACTTGGTACGGTTTGATATTATCTTTGGTATTAATTGGTGGTGGGGTTTACGCAGGACTAACACACGAACCACAATATACGTGGAATAATTATAAGGAAGAACAATGGAAGAAGAATTAAAAGCAGCAGGACATCACCCAGCAGATACTAACGGTGACGGTAAGGTATCTTCGGAAGAAGAGAAAATGTATTTAGAGTTCAAAAGAAAAGAACTCGACGATCAAGATGCAATGCGAGATGCGCAACGTAAAATGACTTGGTTTGCATTAGGTGGATTATTGCTATATCCATTTGCTGTAGTACTTGCGTCGTTAGTAGGACTTGACGAAGCTCAAAAGACTTTAGGTTCAATGGCTCCTACATACTTTGTAGCAGTTGCTGGTATTGTTGCTGCCTTCTTTGGTGCACAAGCTTACTCTAAGAAATAAAAAAGGGGACATATAGTCCCCCAATTTATTTGGTTCTAATTACAGACTTGCGCTTACGCTAAAGGCATAGTAATTACTGTCAGCCACTAAATCTTGACCAACATTAAAACCTACAGAGAACCTATCATTAAGTTCTTTTGTTAATCTAAGACCAACCGAGTCTTGGAATTGTCCGAATACTTCCGTACCTTCTCCACCAATCTCATAGCCAATTAGTTCAACATCTACCACTGTAATAAATGGTACTGCATAGATTGCTTCGACTGTATATGTATCTGAATCAACAGTATCATAATAGTTTACTGTAAAACCATTACTACTGAATCCAACCAAATACTCTTCGAAATCAAAAGCATCGCCTTGATAGTCGTATTTAATATAACCAACAGTTACATCAAGTACTCCGTCTACAAGAGCTCCACTCCACCCT